ACACAAACCTGTACACTGTCAAAAACACAGGCGTTAACACAGTTTCGATTGCCACGACCTCAAGTCAAACAATCGACGGCTCGACAGCGCCTATCACTTTACCTGTGGCAAACACATCTCTTGACCTCATCTCCGATGGGTCTAATTGGAGGGTCATCTAATGGCTTACAATCCGAACAATCCAAATGGTTCAGCAACATCGGCTAATAGCGCCCCCGTGGTGATCGCATCAGATCAGGCGGCGGTGCCAGTATCAAGCACCACATTGGCTACTAGTGCTTTGCAGACTACTGGAAACACAAGCCTTGCTACCTTAGCTACAAACTTACCAGCAAAAGGCCAGGCGGCTGCTGCCTCATCAATGCCAGTGGTTATTGCAACCAACCAAAGTGATATTCCAGTAGCCTCGTCTCCTGCAGCCGTTTTGCAAACCCCCACATCAAACTCAATGGCGGCTTTAAACGCCACTATTCAGTATCAAGTTGAGGGCGGCGCAGGTGTGTTCTTAACCTTGACCAATGCCGCTGCCGCTACTACGGCTTGGTCAGGTACTGTTACTTTCCAGTACAGCTTAGACGGTTCGACTTGGAACTCGTTCAGCGTTATGCCGGTCTCATCACCTGCCAACTCTGCTGCGGTAACTACTGCCACAGCCAACGGTTTGTGGTTTGGCACTATTCCGGCAGGTACTGTACAGAACCAAGGGTCTACAGTAGCTTATGTCCGCGCCAACATGACTGCGTACACCTCCGGTACAGCTTATTTCTTTGTGCAATCGTCTGCAGTGCCTAATGCCCGCATTCTATTGCCTTGGATTTATTCAGTAACTTCGGGCGCAACTCTTGTTGGTCCCATCGAAGCTAGCGGTTTTTCTGAGGTTGCAATTCAATTGTCGGCAGTTACCACGACTGTTTTGACGGCTCAAGGTACCAATGACCCTTCTTTGACAACTTGGCAAACCATTCCAGTAATTCAAGGCCAAGCTATTGCGTCTTCTGCAACAACAATGACAGCCGCAAGTACTTATCGTTTCAATCCAAATGGATATAAATGGACCAGAATTCAGGTCACAACCACGGGCACAGTTTTAACCGTGCAGGGCGTGAACGGAACCCTCGGACAACAAATTATTTTGACCTCAATTGGCAATGACATGGGCGTGACAATCAATGCGGGGACTTTGCCAACCGTCACCACTGTTGGAACTGTATCCAGCATCACTGCCGGTACAATCACAACTGTTGGGTCTGTGACTGCTGTTGCAGCAATCAACTCAGTGGCCACGACCAACGGATTGACGCTTGGAACCCAAATCACACCAACCACTCCGGCAGCTTTATCAGTCAAAGCATCGGCTGGCCGGTTGCATTTTCTTCAGCTTGGAAACCCAAACACAACAGCAGTTTATTTAAAAATCTACAACGCTGCGTCTGTGACTCTTGGAACTACCTCTGCAGCAATGAACTTCTATGTCCCTGCATCTAGTTCAATTGCAATTCCAATCAATGCCGTTGGCTTGTATTTTTCAACCGGCATTTTCATTGCTGTAACTGGTGCTGCATCTTTGACTGATAACACTGCAATTACAACTGGTTGCGAATTAAATTACAGTTTCATATAAGGGGAAATGCGTGCAAGATGCCAATATTCCAAGCTCAGTCTATTACGCTCTTGGCGTTTTGGTTGTGACAAATATTGGCACTCTTGTCAGCATTGCCACGGTTGCATTTCGAGCTCTTTGGTGGGCTTCAAAACTTGATTCGCGAGTCGAGGATGCAAAATCAACTTCGGTCCGGGCTCATCGACGCATTGACATAATAGAATCAAAAAAATAGCATTTTACCAGGAGGTAAACCATGGGAGTCGCAATCGATCAATTACAAGCGGTTTTGGCCAAACTTGAGGCCGCGGATTTGCCAATTTTGGAAGCTCAACTTTTGCCAGCCCTTGAAGAAATCCTGAATTCCCTTTTGCCTTCGGCTGAAGCATCAATTGCTGGGTCAATTGAGGCAATGTTTAATCCTGCATTGCAAGCAGCCCTGTCAGCTTTGATTGCAAAAATTCAACCTCCGAGCGCCTAAATGGTGCTCATTCCTTGGTTGATTGAAAATTCATCTTGGCTTGTGCCGGCCGCTGGCTGGCTAGCCTCAGAAGTTTTGGGCTGGTTTTCTGGTGGCCCAAAGGCATCAATCAGCCAAATCATTTTTGATTTTATCAAAGAGATTTTTGTAATTCTCAAAGATAAGGCTGGGATGAAATGAAACGGGTTTTTGCAAAAATCCTGAGTTTTTTTTTGGGGCTCAGATTTTGGCGCACAAAATACGAAAAGAATTATCAGCAATTGAATATGGGCGATGATCCCAAGCGGACAAATATCATCACAATTAGGCATTGAGCCACGTCAATTCTGGCAATTGCCCTGGATGTCTGGCGATTTTTGAAAAATTCCCAGGATTTTACCAGCCTTTGCAATCTTGGTTTTTTGCAGTTCAGACCGCAAATCCCACTTTTCACATTTCTTGCGCCGGCCGCGGTCAAGTTGACCAAGAGGCCGCCTTTGCGCGAGGGGCGAGCAAGGCGCACTGGCTGCAAAGCTCGCACAATTTCAATGCCGCCATTGACACTTTTTTTCTGATCAATGGTCAATATCGCCTTGACCACAATTTTTATGATCAAATTGCGCCGCTGATTGATGCATCAATTGAATGGTATGGGCGACCAGGCGCTGCTTTTCCCGAAAGGCCTCATTTTGAGATTGCCAATTGGCGCCAGCTTGTTGCAGACAATACCCTTGAGGCTGTTGAAAAATAGTCTGTTAAAGACTAATCGGAGGGGATATGGCAAAAGACAAAATCAAACCAATGAATGATTATGTGATCGTAAAACAAGCGGAAGCTGAGACCAAGACCAAGGGCGGACTCTATGTTCCCGAGATTGCGGCTCAGGCTCCGCTTTATGGCAAAATCGTTGCTGTGGGACCCGGCAAAATTGATCAAAAAGGCAATCGCACGGCCATGCAAGTGAAGGCCGGCGATCATGTTTATTTCACAAAAAACGCCTTCATTGAGGTTTCCCACAATGGGACCGAGCATCTTATGATGAAAGAAGAGAGAATCCTTCTCATCGAAACCAAGTAATCAGTTTCCCCAGACATTGCCGGTTGCTGGATTTGGCCCGCCTGGAAGTCCAAAAATGCTGATGTCTGGGCGCACAACCGGCTGGGGCTGGTTCACTCGAATGCAGACCCCGCCTGATTGTGAATTTTGCGGCAAAACACAAACCGCTGGATATGGACAATCGTTGTTCCAATTGCAACCAAAAGACCTAATCGCACCAAGCAAAACCAGAGCAATCAAAAGCAAGCGCATATTTCCTCCTTATTGTTGAATGGAATAAACCAAAAGCCTGTGACAAGTAAACTTTTCAAACGAAGTCCGATTGCGAGCCGTGTTTTCAAAGCAAGTGCTGCGTTTTGGCTCAACTGTGAATTTTTTACCATTGCAGTCAGAAGACAGTTTGCAAATGGCTTTGAATTCATTCACAGATTGAACAAAAGCAAGCTCGCGAGCCTGTCCTTCTGTTGAGGCCGTTCCGACGCCGCAAATCCCCATCAATGATCCATTTTTAAAAGCCTGATCATCTGTGCAATACCATTGATCCGAAGCATGAGCAATTTCTGATAAAAATAGAACAATGACCATTTTGAACAGGGTTCGCATTGAGCCTCCATGGCAATGTCAAATTCAAACTGGCTTATAACTCCCAGCTCTTTTGCCACAATCAGTTTTTGTAAGTTTTTCATTCTTTGTTCCATGCAATAAGAATAACACAATGCGACGATCATGCAAAGTAAATTGATTTATTGGTTTCAGGTTGATACGGATCATTCAAATTGGTTTATAATGCAATTCACATCAAATATATTGAAAACAGGAGGTCAGATGTCAAAAACTGGAAGAATGATAAAATCGATTCGGACAGCAAAAGGGTTAACGCAAACTGAATTGGCAAAAAAAATGGGCGGATACCCAGTGCAGTTTATTTGCGCAATTGAGTCTGGGAGATCCAACTTACCGCTCAAAAAAATAAAGGCTTTGGCAAAAGCTTTTGATGTGCCGGAGCGTTGGATAATCAATTTTATAGTTGATGATTATTTTGAAAAACTTAAAAAGGTATTAAAATGAGCAAAACTCTGATGGATATTGTCAGCAATCGCCGCGCAATTGATGAGCTTTTAATGGAATGCGAGGGTGAGGTTTCAGACGAATCAGTTGAATTGATTGTCAATAATTGGATGGCTGAAATCACATCTGATTTGGCCAACAAGGCGGATAATTACAAATATCGCCAAGACGATATGAGCCAAATGCAAGAGCAATTTAAAAAAATGGAAATCCTTTACAGGTCGGCCAGGAAGTCCCTTGAGCGAGTTGAGGAATCTTTGAAAGACAAAATGAAGCTCGCAATGGCCCAAATGAACGTGACTGAAATTCAAGGAAATCAATTCAAGTACAAGCTCAGCGATTCCGCCCCAAGCGTTGAAATTACGGATGAAACCCAGCTTCCTGCCAAGTTTTGCCGTGAAAAAGTAATTCTGGAAGTCGACAAGGCGGCGGTGAAAGAACATGTCTTGGCGACGGGTGAGGAAATTCCTGGAGTGATTTTGACTCGAGGAAAAACATTGCGTGTTTCAATTGTAAAGGACAAAAAATGAGCAACATTGTTTTAAAAAATTCGGCCATTGAAAAGGCATTGATTGAAGGGGATTTGTCTCAGCTTTCGGTTGATGATCGGCTGGCATATTACAACCAAGTCTGTAAATCAGTCGGATTGAATCCAATCACTCAACCATTTTCTTACATAAAATTGAATGGAAAATTGGTTTTGTATGCCCTGAAGGCGGCGTCGGATCAGCTTCGCAGGCTTCACAGTGTTTCAATCAACATCACTTCCCGAGAATCAATCGAGGGAGTCTATGTTGTGACCGCTAAAGCAAAAGATGCCAGCGGTCGCGAAGACGAATCAACTGGAGCGGTGACAACCGCTAATTTGAAGGGCGATGCGCTTGCAAATGCGTTCATGAAGGCCGAAACAAAGGCCAAGCGCCGAGTGACTTTGTCAATTTGTGGCCTTGGAATGCTTGATGAAACTGAGGTTGATTCAATTGAAGGGGCGCAAAAGCTTCGAGATGTGGGTCCAGGTGGCCCAAAACAAGACCCGCCAAAAGAGCCACCAAAAGAAAAGCCAGTTGAGGCAAAACCCGCCGGGGAAATAAAAAACGAGGCGCCGATCAGTATGCATGAGCTTGGTGTCTTGTACGAAAAAGCATACAGCGCAAAGGGCATTTCAAGGGACCGTTTCAATGAGATGATTTTTGAAAGATTCGGCGTTGAACGCGGCACTGACTTGAAAAAATGGCATTTTGAGCAAATAATCAAAGGGCTGGAGGGCAAAGGATGAAAGCGGCTTATTGCTCATCAAGGCATTGTGACCCGCGGCAAAGGTCAGCTCTGGGGCGTGAAAAAGAAAACGCTGCAGCTGGCTCGACAAATTGCCCGGATTGCAATTCTTTGTTGATTTGGCATGATGAGCGGTCTAGGTGCAGGCCCGGCATTGATCATCGTGGCAAATGGTATGCTGAGCGAAAAAGCAAAAAAGCCTTGGAATCCGCTCGCTGATGGCCAAAAAAGAGCTCTTTTTTGCATATTACGACCGAATGATTGCGCAAAAAAAAGCCTATGAAATTTCGCCAGTGACTCTTTCAAGGATTGAAGTCATTTGGCGAAAATCCATCGCTCCGTTTTGGCGAGAAATTGATCCCAAAAAAATAAATCAGGAAATGGTTGTCGATTTTATCAATTGGCACAGAGCCCACAGGCCCGGAATTCAGCTGGTCAATGTTTTCAAATATTTGGGCAATATTTTTGCCGTCATGGTTGAGTCCAGCGCCATGGATCCAGCAAAAAAACCAAAATTGGACCTTCCGCGAGATGAACAAAAGCATCATGCCCGTCAAAAAGGCCGTTACATTACCGATGCCGAATTTGATCAAATCTTAACTCAAACCAAAGGCTGGTTTCGATTATTTTTGTTGATTGCCTTCACGACCGGAATGCGAAAAATGGAAATCGGCAAGCTTGAAATTTCACGCCTTGAATTTGATTCTGATTCGAATCGATTCATTATTTCCCTGGACACGGATGACACAAAAACCGGGATGGCGAGAAAAATTCCGATTCCCGGCGCTTTGAATGAGCTCATCAGACAACAAATAAATGCAGGCTCAAGATATCTTTTTCCCTCATTTGACCTTTCACAACACGTCCCCGCTCAAGCGATTGACCGAAAGTGGGCCGCGGCCAAAAAAGCGGCTGGCATTGTTGGCAAAATGCGCGAACACGATATTCGCCACACTGCCGCATCAAATATGGCAAAAGCCGGAATTAATCCCATGATGGCGACCACAATTCTCGGAATGAGCCTGAGCACCTTCCAAAAAAGATATCTGAAATTGACTCCACAGGACCTTATGTTAGCAAGTGAAAGTGCAGTTTTGCGACTAAACAAAGACAAGATTTCTTAGGGGACAAAATGGATTCTCAAACTTTTGGATATGCGATTTTGCTGACTTTTTGGACCTTTTTGATTTATTTGATTTGGTCTGAAAAATCCGCCAAAGATCGTCAAGACCTGTACTCGTACAATAATTTGAGCCAGCTTAATATTTTGCGCCAAATTTTGTCATCTCAACAGGAATTTGTGAAACAGGTCACTCAAAAGCCAGCCACTCGCGTTGATGCAAAAAAAGCAGGCAATGGCGTTGCGGCACTTGTGAAAGAGCTTCCAAAGCAATAAACTTTTGCCAAAAGGCGGTGTTTCTATGGGGAAAATTATCATGATTTCGTGTCTATTTTGCGCAAGCGTTGCAATGGCTTCCGGGGAATTGGTTTCAGAATTGTATTATTTGAACGATTCTCAAAATTTTCAAGCCTCGCCATATTTGGGTTTCAAGGGTGATTTGCAAATTGCAAGCGTGATTTTGGCTGGCGAATTTGGTGGCGGTTATATTGACCCAGGCGCTGGCGCAAATGGATCATATGCGCACGCGGCCGGGGACCTGTTTTATATTTCAAAATCAAATTGGAAATATGGAATTGGCGCTGGAGTGCAATCAAATCCTGGCTTGTTCAAGCCTTTTGAGGATTACGCTCATATCAGCGCATCTTATAAGCTTTGGTGATTTTGTTGGAGTGTAGCACAGAGGTAGTGCAGCGAGCTGTTAACTCGAAGGTCAGAGGTTCGATCCCTTTCACTCCAGCCAATTTTTTCAAAGAGTCGGGGCAATCCCGAAAGGTCCCAAATCCAAAGGCGCGGGCAACCTTTGGCGACTCTTTGAAAGAATTTCAAGCTAATTGATTTTTAAAGTTTAATTTGCAAATATCAAAAAATGAAAATTGATTTATTGATTAAAAAATTGCAAAACATCAGAAAAAAAGAAAAAAATGAAGATGTCAGGATTTATTTGCGATACAGCAATTATGAAAGGGTCCCGGCAAAACACATTGAATTTTTAGAATCGCATGACGCTGGCGACAAAAAACCAAAATTAAAGCTTTACGAAATTAAATTTTAGATGATTCATTGAAAAATGACCACGGCTGAAAAAGTAAGAATCATTCATCAATTATTCAATTCGGGCCGGCTTTGCGCTTGTCTTGATTTCGGCAATGAGCACAAAAAAAATTGTGGCGGCAAAAAACTAGGTCGAGCTCTTTTCAATTATTCATTTTTGCTTGAAAAGTTTTTGGAAAAAAACAGTCCTACAGAGACCACCGAGGTTAAAAAGTGACTGCGCGTGAAAATATTCGTGAGGCAATAAAAGAAATGTTGTTGGATAACAATTTAGGCAAACAAACCTGGACCGAGACAAAGTGGCCATCGGGTTATTATGGCTGGATTAGCGGTGCAATGATTCGTGATTTGCTTGGCGAATATGACAAACTCGAAACTGCTCTTAGTTGTATTTATAATTGCAGCGAGACAAGCCCAGATTTAATGAGAATGTACGCAATTGAGGCTTTAGGCAGTCCAAGCACGATTGCCACAAAGGATAAGAAATGAGCAAAATTGATAATTTTTTAATTTTGATTGTTCAAATTGTTGGTGCAATTTGTCTCTCATCTGTTTTTGTCGCGTGCTCGGTGCATGTTTGGAAAGAATGCGTGCTTCAATGAAACGCCTAAATGAACAAGAATTGATTGTGGGGCCGTCGCCCGACCCAGCATATTTGGAGCAAAAAGAATTTCAAAAGCAGCTGCTTGAAAAGCTGGATACTGTCATTTATGTTCTAGGTCTCATCGGCATAAAATAAGGGGTAAAAATGATCGATTCACTAGGGCTCATCTGTCAGACAAATGGCGACCGAGGCGACACGCCTTGCCGAATGGGTCCAGTCATTGCTCAGCAGTTCACTCAATTTGTCATGTCGGACCAAGATTTCATTGGCGCTGCCCAAAAGCATTTGCAGGTGAGCCCTGGAGTTTATATTAGGGACCCAGACAAATGGAACCAGCCAAGCGATTTCAGCCGAGACCAGGCCTCAAGGCTGATGCTTGGGTTTTTTATTGCTGGTCAAATTGATTTGGCAAAAGCTTTTTACAAATTGGCACTAAAAAATTGGTGCAGACATCAAAATGGCGACATCATTGGTTTCACAGAATGGGCAAACATTATCCGGGGATTTAAGATGTGGTATCTTTACCCGCTTTTGTGGTTTTTTGATTTGGGTTTTATTTTTGGGACAACTATTGGCGTCAAATTAAAACCATGGGATTCGGACAATTTGCAGGTCATTGATCTTTATTTGGCACAAAAAAAATACAATACGCTGCCGGCTTATTTTGCTTCGTTGTTATACGATAAAGCGGCGGCCAAAGCTCGCTTGCAAGCCAATCTATCAAACGACAATGGCAACAATGGATGCATTGAGGCGCTCAATGCCAATTTGTATTTTTTGGGATTGCTTCCATAATGCGAGGCGCAAGCAAGTTAAACCTAAACCAATTCGCGTTTTTGTTTTGTCCACTTGCTTGCGTCTTGCTTTCATCTTGTTCGACAAAACTTGAAATCGAAACTGATTACATTGAGCCACTTCTTTGGAAAATCGATTGTCGCATAAAATTGAAAGAACAGGAAAATTTGAATTTGAACCGGGCGCAGATTTTTGAAATTTGCGATTTGCTCAGATTGGGGACCGAATGAAGGCTTGGATTGTTTTTAAAAAAGCAGTGCCACAAAGTATGCAGGCAATGGAGCAAGCTCTTAGTTCCGACAATGTTGAGCATATTGAGCTTGCGACTTCAAAATTTTATTTAAATGCGGCTCACGCAAAAGAGCGCCAAATGGCCATGATGGAATTGATCAAAGATTTGGGGTTTTGGCCATTTTACACGGCTGGGATAGCGCAAATTGAAATTGATGAGACAAAAATAGTCTGATGCAGACTACCACGCGGGAAATGGCTCAAAACTAGACCTGAGAGGTGTCCCGAACATCAGCGGCGCTCGGGACAACACGCCATGGAAGTCCCGACAGTCAACTGTGAAGGGAGAGCTGTGGGCAGCTGATTTTTCCACTTTCAATGAATATCGCGAAATGATAAAAAATTGAAATGATTGATTCCCACGCGCTCATTATTCAACAAAATGGTGAAACCTCGCTTTGTGCTCAAAATATGGGCTCGGTGATCGGATATTACGGCGCAACAGAGCATCAGCCGAGCTCTGACAACCTGATTGCGGCAGCTGAACAGCATCTTTCGCCGAATCCCGCGGTTTATAAACATCATCCCAAGGCTGAAAATCGCCATTTGTACCTCCCAAAGGACCAAATTGGCCACTTGATGCTGGGATATGCGATTGCCGGAAGGTTGTCGCTGGTCCGCCAATATTACAAGTCCGTGCAAAAAAACGGATTTCGCCATGCCGACGGGTCTTTCATTTCATTTGCAGAGATTGGAAACCTGTTGCGCATCTTTTGCGGGAATTGGGCCTATTTTTTGTTGTGCTTTTTTGACATCAGATTTTTATGGCTTGGAAATGAGCCTGAAAAATGGGCAATGGCTTTGTGGTATGCCAAAAATCGTCACCAGACGCCAATTATTTGGCTTGCGGTTCTTTTTTTGGACAAGGGCAAGGCAAATTTTTATTTGAGCGAAAAATCTGGACATCCCGTTAAAGGCTCGCGGGAGGCTTTCCATTGCGACAAATGGTTCATCGACAATATCTGATCAACTGGCTAGCGATTCAAGCTCACGATCAAGCTGTGCTCGCAAGGAATGAAGTTTAAGGCGTTTGTGAAACAGCTCATCCTTGAGCTTCGCCGTGCCACTTCCTCCGATGTGCCAATTTTCATCCAACAGGTCGATAATTGCCAGGATATCGCTCTCGAGAATTTCGATGCGCTCGACTAGGCTCATGACCTGATTGTGATTGGCTCGGTGCGCAATTGGCAAGTGATATTTTTACGCATGGCGGGGAAAAAAAGAACGGGCTTGATGGGTGAGATCAAGCCCGGTAGTTTTTAGGTGCGAAAAAAAAACTATTGATGAAGATTTTAATTAAAAAAAATCCAAAATCAAGAGCTTTTTACGCAAACAATGCAAGCCTGAAAAAGTTTTAAAATCAGGCAATGAATTGGGTGAGTGATTCTTTTTGGCTCGAGGTTGAAGTTTTAAAATCTTCACGCGGCTGATTAAAGGACTGCCAGAGATAAGGCGAACAAAGCCGGACGTTGGCAAGGGATAGCATGGTCTGAGGACCTCACACTGGTTCAGCCCCCGAAAGGGCATGGCAATTCACTTTGTCTCGAAGACCAAAACGGGATTGAAAGTGAAGGATGGTTTCAAGGTTTATGCGGGGAAGGGAATACCGGGCCGATACCTTCGCAAGACTGGCCAATTTCCAAAGTCACTGCTAAGCGGTGATTCTGGAAATGAGCCAGGTACCCGACCGAGAAACTAGACTAAAGATGACCGCCACTCCGAGAGGAGAGGGGATAGGCCCGCTTTTGTCTTTTGAGTTTTTTTAACTTAATATCAAAAACTCAATTTTGTTAAAAAAATGCCGAATCAAATGCAAATTGCCAAATCAATTTAAAATGGGGTACGCTTTAAATATGAATGTTGATGCGTCAAATCAAATTTATGCACATAATATGCAAAACAAAATTCCAAAGGTGTTAAGCGATGGCGAACCATTTGCCAAAAGGCGATAAAATGCCGAAAGGAAAACCTTTTGTGAAGGGTGATCCAAGGGCCGGAAGGCCGAAAGATTCTCCTGAACTGAGGACGATCAAGCGTTTGACTCGGCCTGAGTTTGAACTTTTGATGCAAAAATTGTTGAATTTAACTCCAAATGAGCTCAATGAATATCAGGGCTCTGTGCTTGAAATGTCGATGGCTTCAATCATTAAAAAATCAATCGAACATGGTGATCATTGGCGACTGCAATTTTTTATTGAGAGATTATTTGGCAAAGTGACGGATAAAATTGAACTGACTGATAAAACAGGTCCAGCCGCGGGGCTTGCGCGGTTTAAAACGCATGGGAAATGAAAAAATTGATTATGACCTTGAACTCGCGAGAGAGGTTGCGAAATTTGAATTCGATCCGCTGGGATTTGTTGAGCGAACTTTCGCCTGGGGAAGTGGTGAACTTGTCGACTCTGTTGGGCCAAGGAAATGGCAAACTCAATGCTTTGCAGACATTAGCGGCCACCTTGCTGATCCAAAGTCCAGGTGCCAGCCTCTCCAAATAGCGGTCGCTTCAGGCCACGGCATTGGCAAATCTTCATTCATCGGAATGGTCTCAAACTGGGCAATGAGCACGCACCACGATTGCAAAATCGTGATGACAGCGAACACTGAAAATCAGCTTTTGACCAAAACAGTCCCCGAAGTGTCGAAATGGTTTAAACTTTCTGCAACCGCTCATTGGTTTAAATCAAATGCCACGTCAATTCACGCAATCGATAAGGGCCACGAAAAGACTTGGCGCCTGGATGCTGTGACATGGTCGGAAAACAACACTGAAGCTTTTGCCGGCCTCCACAATAAGAACAAAATCATTGTTTTGATCTTTGATGAGGCTTCGGCGATTTCAGACAAGGTCTGGGATGTGGCCGAGGGCGCTTTGACTGATGAAAACACAATCATTCTGTGGCTGGTTTTTGGAAATCCGACGAGAAACACGGGGAAATTCAAAGATTGTTTCACTCGCAATCGGCATCGCTGGAAAACTTATCAAATCGATTCCAGAGATGTTGAGGGAACCAATAAAGAGAAAATCAATTCCTGGATCGAAGATTATGGCGTCGATTCAGATTTTGTGAAAGTTCGCGTGCGCGGCATGTTCCCGTCTGCTTCGCTCAAGCAATTTATTTCAACTGAAGATGTGGACAAGGCTTTTGGCCGGGCAATTGATCAAAAATCATACAACTTTGCGCCAAAAATCATCACCTTGGACCCAGCTTGGGAAGGTGGCGATGAGCTTGTCATTGGCATGCGCCAAGGCCTGCATTTTCAAATCATGCGGACTTTGATGAAAAACGACAATGACATTGATGTGGCCAACATCCTAGCCCGCATTTGCGATGAACAAAAGCCAGACGCGGTTTTCATCGATGGCGGTTTTGGAACTGGTATTGTGTCAGCCGGAAAGACTCTCGGGTATCAATGGCGCATTGTCTGGTTTTCGGCAAAATCAGATGATCAAGGATGCATCAATAAGCGAGCCGAGATGTGGAAGCTGATGCGCGATTGGATCAAAGAAGGCGGCTGCATCCCCGCGGATTCATCACTGCACGATGAGCTTGTGGGGCCTGAAACTGTTGCAAGGCTTGATGGAAAAATTCAGCTTGAATCCAAAAAGGATATGAAATCCCGTGGCCAAAGATCACCAAACCGAGCCGATGCGCTGGCCTTAAGTTTTGCTTATCCTGTGAACAAAAGAAAAACTCCAGAGCCTCAAAACAGATTTCGCGAGCCTTCAAGCGCCGGCTCATCTTGGATGGGATGACGTGACATTTCATTTAATTTAATAACAGGTCTTGTCATTTTTACACTGTTACCGATACACTTCGAGAAATGCAGGAAGATTCAAACGAAGACGAAATGCATGGCTCTGATGAGGAAATCTTAGCCTCCGCAAAAAAGCGTTTTCGTGATGTGGACGAAGCTGAAGCTGAAATCCGCAAAAATGCCATCGAAGATATGAAATTTCGCGCTGGCGACCAGTGGCCGGACGATGTCAAAACACAGCGCAATTTGGATGGTCGACCATGCCTGACCATCAATCGACTTCCCCAGTTCATTCGCCAAATCACCAATGATCAGCGCCAAAACAGGCCGTCAATTAAAGTTTACCCGGTTGATGACAAAGCGGACTTGGACACGTCCAAAGTCTTGCAAGGCATGATCAAGCACATCGAATATAATTCGAATGCTGATATGGCCTATGATACGGCATTTGAGGCCGCGGTGACTTCTGGCCGGGGCTTTTTTCGGATCATTACTGATTATGTGAATCCTTGGAGTTTTGATCAGGAAATCTTGATTAGGCTCATTGAAAACCCGCTTTGTGTCTATTTTGACCCGTTTTCGGTTGAACCTGATGGATCCGATGCCAATTTCGCATTGATCGTTGAGGATATGTCAAAAAGTGAGTTCAAAGACATGTATCCAGACGCTGAGCTCACAGGTGCCGCGGACTGGTCATCAATGGGCGCTGGTTCTGAGGGCTGGATCACATCCGACACTTGCCGAGTGGCTGAATATTTCTGGAAAGATTACAAGACCGAAAAACTCGCACTTTTGTCAAATGGCGACGTGGTCCCGGCCAAAAGTATTGATGAATCAATGGATCTTGGCTTCCATGACGAAGCAAAAACCAAGCCTGTTACAATCAAAGATTATCGCGAAAGCCAAATTCCTGTCATTAAATGGGCAAAATTGACAGGAAATGAAATCCTAGACCAAAAAGAAATGCCTGGATTCTGGATCCCTATTGTTCCGGTTTATGGCGACCGATTCAATATTGATGGAAAACGAATCATCGAAGGAATTGTCCGCCACGCCAAAGACCCTCAGCGCATGTATAACTATTGGAGTTCAAACGAGACTGAAGTCATTGCTTTGGCTCCTCGCACTCCATTTATTGGCGCTGCTGGTCAATTTGAAGGGTTCGAAGACCAATGGCGAGACGCCAACAGGCGAAATTTCCCATTCCTGCAATACAATCCAATGAATGTTGAGGGTCAGCCCTCGCCGCCCCCACAGCGTAATGTTTACGAGCCCCCAGTGGCTGCCATAACACAGGCCAAAGCACTGTCAGCTGATGACTTAAAGGCCACGACTGGAATTTATGATTCAGCACTGGGGGCTCAAGCTGTTGAATCAAGCGGAATTGCAATTCAACGGCGAAATGCGCAAAGCCAAATTTCCAATTTTCATTTTATCGACAATTTTACCAGAGCTTTGCGCCACGCCGGTCGGATCATTGTAGACTTGATACCGACCATTTATGACGCGCCAAGAGCTCAGCGCATTATCAAAGATGACGGGACTTCCGACATTGTTGCGCTGAACAAGATTTTCCAAACTCCAGGTGGCCAACAAAAAATGCACAACCTGGCAATCGGCGAATATGATGTTGTGGTTGAAACTGGACCAAGCTTTGCCACTCGTCGGGCAGAGGCTGCCGCTTCAATTGAAAAAACGGTCAAAGCATTCCCTCAATTGATGAGCGTGGCATCTGACATTTTGATCAAAAACATGGATTGGCCGGGGGCTGATGAGCTTGCGGAGCGGTTGAAAAAGACCATTGATCCAAAACTTTTGGCTGATGACAAAGCAAATCCAGTCCCGCCACAGGCTCAGGCGCAAATGGCTCAAATGAATGCCATGATCCAACAATTGACGCAGTCTTTGAACATGGCAAATCAGGTGATTGAAAATAAAAAATTGGAACTTGCAAGCAAAGAGCGCATTGAGCTTGCAAAACTGCAAATGGGTGCAGAGGAAACGCTTTTAAAGGTCGGAAATGACCATGCTCAGTTTTCACTGGAGCAACAAATTGCGCTCATTGATAAGAAAATGGCCTTGCTCCAAGCGCAACAGCCATTGTCTCCACAACCAAATTCAAACCTGCAAATGACTGGCCCTATGGCTGCGTCTGGAGCGGGACAAAACCCACAACCTACCGGCGGGATGCCACCGGGTTAAAATCATGGAAGGTAAAAACCATGCAGCAAGTTGAAGTCGTATCAACAACTGATTCAAAGGAAGATGTTGCCCGAGCACAAGGCATGTATTCCAAAAAATCAAAAGTTGAGGAAAAATCCGCGCCTGAGCCAAAACCGGCTGAGGCAAAAGCCCCTGAAGCGTCGGAAACTCCAGAAAAAGACATCGAAACCTCAGCAAAAATTGAGGATGACGATGTTGATGAAACCGAAGAGAGCGAAGAGTCCAGAGATGCTGAAAAGCCAAAGAAAAAAGGCGGATTTCAAAAGCGTATCGACAAGCTCACAAAGTCTAAGACTGCTGCTGAGCAGGAGAGGGACTATTGGCGGGAATTGGCGCTCAAAAACAGCGGTCAAAAGCCGGCTGATTCTGATCGACCTGTAATCGATGCGAAAAGCGAAGCCCCGAAGGATGCAAAACCAGACCCTGAAAAATTCAACTCGCAAGCTGATTATCTTGAAGCTTTGGCCGATTGGAAATATGAACAAAGGACCAAAGCTGTTGAGATGGCAAAAAAGGTTGAGGCTGCAAAAATTCAGCACGAAAAAACCGTGCGTGGATTTCAAGAGCGGGTCAAAGAATTCAAAAAAACGGCAACAGATTTGCCTGAAGTTTTGGAAGCGGTTGACCACATCCCTTTGAGCCCAGCACTTCAAAACATCTTCATTGAATCAGAGCGCGGCCATGAACTCATGTATGACTTGGCAAAAGATCCAGCAGAATATGAGCGCATTGCAAAACTTCCGCCTGAGCAAGCCGGAATGGAAATGGGAAAACGCGCTTCAAGGCTTGCTTCAAAATCTTCGGATGCTGAACCAGAAACAAAAACAACAAAAGCGCCACCGCCAATTAAACCAGTGACTCGAGCAAATGCGGTCTCCACAAAAGATCCAGGCGAAATGAGTTATCAGGATTACAAGGCATGGCACAAAAAACAATTTGGATCCTGAAAGGATAAAAAATGAGCAACAGTATTTTAACCATTTCGATGATCACTCGCGAATCAATGCGGGTGCTTGAGAATAATCTGAAATTCACAAAAGGCGTCAATCGTCAATTTGACGACAAGTTCGGTGTTGAAGGTGCCAAAATCGGCTCCACTTTAAACATCCGCTTGCCCGCTCGATATGTTGGCCGGTCTGGACCTGTTTTGTCTGTTGAAAACCAGACTGAAACCTATGTTCCATTGACTCTGTCCAATCAATTCGGCGTTGACGTGCAATTCACTTCTGCTGACCTTGAATTGTCTATGGATGATTTTTCTGAGCGATATCTGATGCCAGCAATGGCAGCTGTCGCCAATAAAATCGACCGTGACGGCTTGGCTCAGGCGCTCAATGTTTATCAAACTGTCGGTGTGCCCGGAACCACTCCCGCGGCATTGTCGACATATTTGGCAGCAAGCGCGAAACTGAAATTTGCAGCAGCTCCAGAAGACAATTTGCGCTCTATCGTGATTGATCCAAATGCAGAGGCGTCGATTGTCAACAATCTGACAACTCTGTTCAATCCGTCTCAGGAAATTTCGGACCAATATAAAGACGGCAGCATGGGCCGCGCGATTGGTTTCAAATGGAATGCAGACCAGAACGTGAACAGTTACACCACAGGACCTCAAGGCGGAAGCCCACAAGTCGCGGCTGTGCCTGCCAGCGGAGCAACATCGATTTCAACTCAAGGCTGGACTGCATCGGCAGCCATTCGCTTGAATGTTGGCGATATCTTCACAATGGCCGGCGTTTATGCCGTGAATCCTCAGTCCCGCGCGACAACTGGACAGCTGCAACAATTCGTTGTCACTTCTCAGTTCAGCTCAAGCGGTTCTGGCACTGGCACCTTGTCGTTTTCTCCTGCAATTGTGAGCTCTGGACAATTCCAGAACGTGTCTGTACTTCCAGCGGTGAATGCTGCGATTGTTGTGCTTGATGCTTCCGGAAATCCTGGAAACACAGTTTCACCAATGAACTTGGCATTTCACCGAGATGCGTTTGTGCTTGGAACTGCTGATCTGCCATTGCCAAAAGGCGTCGACATGGCTTCGCGCGTGTCTGACAAAAAAGTGGGCGTTTCAATCCGTATGGTTCGAGCCTATGACATTGTCAATGACATGTTTCCATGCCGTCTTGATGTCTTGTACGGCTGGAGCACAGTGTATCCTCAGTTGGCAGTTCGGATCCAAGGCTAATTAAAACTTGAGCCGAATCAGCAATGATTCATCCCCGGAAGGGCTAAAGATCCAACCGGGGAGCTCACAACAAAAAACAGGAGAATAAAAAATGAGCAATCCAGGACCAAATGTTACATCGACCTCAAATTTGACCCAGACCAATATTCCAGGAAACTCTGATGGCCATTTAGTTGGCGCATCGTCTTCCGCCTATGTTGGTTTTTGGGGCGCAACTCCAATCGTTCAACCAGGAAGCCCCGCCGGCAACGTCCACACTGTGACAGCTGGCTCGACAACCGCGGTATATGTGAACACTTCATTCGACGGCAGCATCGGATCGACAGCATACACATTGGGCGATATTGTTGCGGCTCTGAAAAGCGCCGGACTTTTGGCGAAATAATATCTAGGCCGCTGGTTTCGGCTGGCGGTCTTTTTTGTGGAGAGTGAAGATGGATTATCCAAGATGGAAACATCACGCAGAGCAAGGTGCAAAACTGGTTCAAAGCAAAGAGCACGAAGAGTCACTCGGCGAAGGCTGGGGAGACGATTCGGCTGTCTGGCGGCCGCATCTCTTGAAAAAGGATGTGGAGGTTGAGATTCACGAGCAATTGGCGCAAGTCTCGTCTGAAGATCAAAAACCAAAAAGGGGACGCAAAAGTGCCACTGATAAAATCAGCCAGTAAACTGGCATTCAAGCAAAATGTTCAAGCTGAAGTTGAGGCCAAGCGACCAGTGAAACAAGCGGTTGCCATTGCATACAGCGAAAAGCGTGCTGCAATGAAAAAAAGGCCTAAAAAATGACAATTGCTGACATTATTCGTCTGGCAATGATGACAATTGGCGTGCTCGCAGAGGGTGAGGCGCCAAGCGCCGCTCAAATGGCGGACGCAATTAGCCTGATGAATATGCTTTTTGACGCATGGTCGACAGAAAAGCTTTTTGTCTATTCGGTAACTCAAGACGTGTTTTCTTTTGTGGGATCCCAGCAAACCTATCAATGGGGAATCGGAGCTCCTGATTTTACCACAGCCCGTCCGGTTTATATTCAGTCAGCATCGGTTCGAATTAGTCCCGGAAATCCCCAGCAAATTGATATTCCCCTTGAAATTTACAATACAGACCAATGGGCGAGACTTTCAGTTAAAAACACCTCTGGGGTTTGGCCCACTCGTCTCTATGTTGATTTTCAATTTCCATATGCAAAATTAAATTTTTGGCCAATTCCTCAAGGCGTGAATCAAGTTTATATCAACTCTTGGAAACCGCTTGCCGCGGTGACAGGACCGACAGAATCTTTTTCGCTTCCGCCAGGATATTCCGATGCGGTCATGTATAACTTGGCGGTCAGGCTTGGCATGATGTACGGCAAACCACTTGTGCCAGAGCTTGCCGCATATGCATCAAGCTCAAAGGCCAAGCTCAAAATCTCTTTGAATAAAGTTTTGTTGATGCGGGCCGATGACGGGCTTTTGCCGCCGGATAAAGTTTTCAACTATTTGACGGGTGAATAATGAGATTTCCTGGCTTTGTGGGCGGCAGTTACCAAATGCGCTCAATCACAACAGACTGCCAGCGATGCATCAATCTTTATGCCGACATTGATGAAATGGGGACCGCCAAAGAAGGCGAGATTGGAGCATTGCTTGGCACGCCAGGGATTCAAACCCTTCTCACGCTTCCAACATCCCCAATCCGCGGCATCTATATGGCCCCAGGCAATGGTCGCGTTTTTGCTGTTGCTGGTAATGCTTTTTACGAAATTGTGAGTTCATCGGGGTCTTATTCTTATTCGCTTTTGGGAAATCTTAACACATCAACCGGCACGGTCTCGATGGCCGACAATGGCCAGACGATTTGCATCGTTGATGGTGCAAATGGATATTACTACAATTTTGCAGAAAATAATTTGTTGAATTTTTATGTGTTCACAGTGCCAAACGGAACCACGACCGCAATTGGTTCAGTTTATTCAAATAATGCCAATGCATTCACTGTCATGGATTTGGTTGAGCCGACCTATACTTTCACAACTGCATCAGCAAATGCGGTCAACGGGGCGGTTTATCAAGACCCAAACACGACTCACCAATTTACAGTCATGGGGTCAATTTCAGGCGCGACATCTTTGATTTGTTTTGGCAATTACGCCCCGACATTCAATTATCATTTTGCGGTGAGCTCGGCTAATGTCGTGTCCGGCGCAATTTATATTGATCCCGCCAACAATCAATTCACAATTGAACAGACCGCAAGCGGCACATTGATTGTCTATGCATATGGCACAATTGCGCCAGTTTCAGGCGGAATCAATTTGACAAAAACATATGGCTCAGGCGATGCAAGCTTGATCGTGTCCAGCTCAATTTTAATTGGCGGATCATTGACGCTTGTCACTGGGACAACTGGCACGGGTGACGTAAACGATGCCACAATCACCACGTCCGCGGTTGCATCTTCCTATGCTTTCACATGCTCAGCAAATGGCGCTCCGACCACGGGCGCAACCACGCTCACTCTGTCATCAGGCACTGGGCAATCTTCAGTTTCGGTTTCAGGGAGCTTTGTTGCGACTGCTGTGCCATGGCTTCCAAATTATGCATATCAAATCAATCAAATCATTGTGCCGGTTGCGCAAGGGTATCAATATATCTGCACTCAAGCCGGCACAAGCGGCAGCACAATCCCGACATTCCCCACAACTCGGTTTGGAACTGTGACCGATGGCGGGGCCATTTGGCAGAGAATTTCAACTTTTCAGCAAATCACAGACCCTGGATTTTTGGGCTCCAATGTGGTGGCATATCAAGATGGATATTTCTTTTTTGCCAAACCGGGCACAAATCAAGTTTATTCATCGAACAATAACGCAGTCACTTTCAATGCTCTTAATTTTCTCAATCTTTCTGGCAGTCCTGCTGCAATTCTCAATATGGTTTCAATGCATCGAAACCTTTATATCCAAACCTCCGAAACCACAGAGGTCTATTATGACGCTGGAGTGAGCCCAGGATTTCCATTTGCGAGAATCAATGGCGGATATTTAGAGCAAGGATTGGCCGCTCAGTTTTCGCTTTGCCAGACGGCCAATGCAATGTTTTGGCTTGGCCAAGACAAGTCTGGAAAAGGCATTGTCTACACGACTGCAACCTTTTTGCCGCAAAGAATTTCAACATTTGCAATTGAGGAAGAATTTGACACTTATTCAACAATTGCCGATGCCGTGGCCTATACATATCAGGAGGCGGGACATCAGTTTTATGTGCTGAATTTTCCGACTGTTGAAAAAACATGGGTTTTTGATATTTCAACCAAGCTTTGGCACGAAAGAGCATACAATTCCAATGGCCAGCTAATCATGCAGCCTGGAATATATCACGCCTATGGCTTTGGAATTCACATCACGGGAGATTATTCAAATGGCAATATTTATCAAATGTCTCAAGAGATATACTCAGACAATGGAACGCCTATACTTCGAAAACGAGTGGCTCCGCATATTGCGAAAGACATGCTGAGAATATTTTATCAATCTTTGCAATTGGACATTCAGCAAGGCGACGGTCTTGATGGCATCCAACAGGGCTCAAATCCGCTTTGCATGATGCGATTTTCCGACGATGGCGGCAGAACATGGTCAAATTTGTCTCAAGTGAGTTTTGGAAAAATTGGCCAGACAAAAACTCGGGCCATTTTTCGAAGGCTTGGCCAGGCAAGGGACCGGGTTTTTGAAGTGACCATTTCGGATCCAGTTTTTGTTGCAATAACTGGTTGTGAATTGATGCTTGAAATGGGGCGAAACTGATGTCGAGCACTCCGACAAATGTCATTTCGCCAGTCCCAAATAATCAGCCAGTGACTGATTCTAATGGCATGATTTCGCAAATTTGGTCTGGGTTTTTCAATCAATTATGGTCTAGAGCCGGCGGATCAAATGCGCCCTCAAATTTGGCCCTTTCACAAGCAATCACTGACCTTGCGGCATCCGCGCCAAATTCAATTGTCGGCAATAATACGTCCGCGACTGCCGCGGCGGTTGATTTGACTCCAGCTCAAGTCAATGCCATGTTGCCGGCTTTCACTTCTTTACTCGCTGGCCTTGTGCCAGCTTCGGGTGGCGGCACTGCAAAATTTTTGCGGGCCGATGGAACTTTTCAAGTGCCTCCTGTGGCCGTGCTTGATTTTTTTGTTTCAAGCCCAGTTTCAACCTCAAGCTCCTCAATTTCATCAGCATCATTTGTGACGGCAAGCAACAGCCCGGCTTTGGCATTTATTCCAAACTATACGGGAAAGTATAAGGTTTACGCCTCAATTCCCATGATTGTTTCCGGCGCGACGGTCGCAACAGCTGTTGGACGAATTGCCAACACAACAGGCGGCGGCACTCTTTTGGCTGAATCCCAAGGCGTGGTTTCAGCATCAGCCACAACTGTCGGAGATGAGGCGTCGGTTTATTGTCAATCCGTGTACTCTTTGAGCTCTGGAATCAACTATATTTTCAACATTCAAGCAAAACTAGACGCTGGCACCGGCGTCATCATTGATGGAACAAATGCCAATTTTTACATGTTCGCCGAGCGTGTCGCGTGAAACATCAAATAATGAAAATGGATAAAGCGATTCCAGAGATTGGCAAAATGAAGATTGAGGCGCTTGAGAAAAAAATGCTGGAGCATGATCAAGTCGAATGCCCAGTCATTCACAGGTTTGGTCCAGGGACATATATTCGCGAGGTCCACATCCCAGCCGGATCAATTGCAATTGGGCATCATCAAAATTTTGAGCATACCAATGTCATGCTTTCTGGTTGCGTGATTATGCTCAACGAAGATGGCAGCACAACCGAATTCAAAGCGCCAATGGTCTTCGTCGGCCGCCCTGGACGAAAAGTTGGATACATCAAAGAAGACATGGTCTGGCTCAATGTTTATCCAAATGTCGAAAATGAACAAAATATTGAGACCTTGGAAGCAAAATATCTGACAAAATCTGACAATTTTAAACTTTCGGATGCATCACGAAATGCCTTATTGTTGGGCAATATCTCAATTGATCAAAGGGATTTTCAACAGGCTTTGGTTGATATTGGTGTGCCGGCCCAATTGGTGCGCAATCAATCCGAGAATAAAGATGACATGATGGAGCTTCCTTTCGGCGGCTATCGGTTTAAAATCGCAAATTCACCAATCGAAGGTCGAGGAATTTTTGCCATGGGCGACATTGTGCCAGGCGAGATTATTGGACCGGCGAGAATTGGTCAAAAAAGAACAGCGCTTGGCCGATATACAAATCACGGGGCTCAGCCAAATGCAAAATTCATTGCGACAAAAACTGGCGACATCAATTTGGTGGCCACAAAAAAAATCTTTGGTTGTCGCGGCGGTTTTGATGGCGATGAGGTCTTGGTTGATTATCGGGAAGCATTCAGGCTTAATTTAGAATTGGCAAAGGCGGGCAAATGTCAGGTGTAGCAACAGCAGTCGGCGCAAGCTCAGTTGTCGGACTCATTGGGTCTAATAATGCATCCAACAAAATGGCCGGGGCCGCAAATAATGCCACAGCACTTCAGGCGGCAGAATTTGCACAGCAGCAAGCAAATCAAGCCCCGTATCAGCAAGCCGGAACCGCGGCACTCACGCAAATGCAGGACCCGAGATTTCAGCACAATTTTTCAGCTGCTGATTTTACGGCATCCCCTGGATATCAATTTTCATTGCAACAGGGCCAAAACGCATTACAGGCGGCACAGGCTGCCACCGGAAATCAGGTTTCAGGCGCTGGTCTTGCGGCCCTTGGCCAGTACAATATCGGTGCAGCTAATCAGGAATATCAACAGGCATTTAATAATTATCAAACCCAGCAAAACAATCAATATGGGCGTTTGTCGACTTTGGCAGCAGGCGGAGCTGGCGCGAATCAGGCGATGGGCAATGCGGCAATGAATTATGCAAATCAAGCCGGTCAAAATATGATGGGCGCTGGCAATGCATCGGCAGCTGGCGACATGGCAATGGCCAATCTGCTTGGAAAAGGCATCAGCGGAATTTCTGGAACTCTAAACACTCCGACGCCAAATGGATCGGGCTCAGCTTCACCAAATCCATACACGGCACCAAGTCAAGACGGCTCGACTTTGGCGGGTGGATCAGATGCAGCAAATTTAAATTACTCCAATGCAAGCAGTTTTGCCGGCACTGGCGGGCCAATGGTGACAACTTAAGGGGATTTTATGGGAACTGATCCAAGCATTTTGAGCGCATCAAACCTTGCAAATCCCGTTGAGGAATATCAAAAGGCATTGACTGCTGGAGTCGACCGTCAAGCTCAAGGGATGAAACTCTCTCAGCTTGCCAATGAAACCACGACCAATCAGCAGAATTTTCAAGATCAACAGGCCGCTCGCCAGGCCATGCAACAAAACACAGACGCAACCGGAAATCTCAATCAGCCCGAAGCAATCAAGCAAATTGCCCGGCAAAATCCATTGATGGCCAAAAAAATGGACCAAATGTTGAACCAATACGGGATTGATGGAGCTGCCCAACACGCGGAAATGCTCCAGGAATTTGCTGCGCATGCCGGGCCTGAAGACTATGCCCAAAGAAAACAAGCTTTGATTGATCAAGGGATCAAGGAAGCTGCAAATCTTCCAGACTATTACAGCCAAAACACAATGCAAAAATTGTTGATGTCCAGCGGATCAGCCGCCCAGCAAACGGAAATGATCAAAAATCAGGCTGCAATGCAAAATCAAAGAGCAATGGAATATATTAAACTTGGAAAAGTTCCGCCCGAGGCTGATCAAAATCTTTATAATATTTATGGCTCGCACAAATTAGAGGGCAATGAAAAAAATCCGCATCTTATTCCATCAAATCATTTGCCTCCTGGCGCCGAAGGACTCAAGCCAGGAGATACGATTCCAGGTGGCGAACTGGATCGAAAAGCATTGCAGGAGTACGACAAATCAATTGGATCAAGAGCACAAAATGACCCGGCATATCCGCAAGCTGGATCCAATCTTTTGGCGGTTTCCAATGCAATGGCTGTTTTCAATAAATATAAAGACCTGAATCAAATCAATACCAACGACCAGCATATTCTCGCAATGGAAGGCGCAAAAGCCATGAAAGGCGGCGCCTCACCAACAGAAGATGAGGTCCAAGCTTTGATGCCACACAATGGAAAAAGCATGTTGGCGGAAGGATTGTCGCGAGTTACTGGTCGGCCAATGCCAACTAATAATGCGCAACATTGGGAAATGATGAAAGATTATTTTGGAAAATTGCGGGATGACTCTGTCAATACTTTAAAATCTGCGCACGACGAAGCAAAACAAAATGCTATTTTGCAAGGTGCCAATCCAAATTCCGTTGAAAGAAGATATCGTGCAGGCCTTCAGGAAATTCAAAGCAAAGCATTTGGGCGCGGTCGCAATGAAAAAACCGCGGCTTTTGAGCCTGATGTAATGAATTACGCAAAAACTCACAACATCAGTCCAGAACAGGCTCAGAAAATTAAAGAACAGCGAACGGGGCCTCGCGAATGATTGGGTATGCTCGGGGCGGGATGATCACGGGAAAAGAGCTTGTTTCTGGCAATTCGCCAAAAAATGACACTGTGACGGTCAAAGCAAGCCCCGGCGAAATTTTCGTGGACAAGGAAACAATTTCTAAAGGTCCAAAAGCAATTATTGATTTTGTTTTGAAAGAAGTTCGCAATCATTACCCTGAATTTAAAACTCATTTTGATGAGGGCGGCACCACGGTCAATCGTCCGGTCGCTCAAGTCAATGATGCTCAGAAAAAAGCCTTCAGCACAGTCAATCAGCCAGCTCAAATTGAAACTGATATTGCAAATGGTGTAAAATCCATCAAATCGGCTCTTGGTTTTAACAAAGGCGGGACAGTTCCATGGGATGCGGCACCTCCCTCTCAAGATGAAATTGAATCCGCCCCGCCAATGGCATGGGATGAGGCGCCTCCCCGAAAAGATGAGCTGAAGGATATTAGCAAAACAAAAACTTCTTTTGGCGAAAAAGCTCAAACAGCTCTTGAAAATCTGGGAAATATGACCACGCTTGGATATTTGCCACAACTTCAAGCAGCAAGCGGACCTTATGTCGACAAAGCAATGGATTATGTTTTAGGAGAAAAATCAGAGCCGAAATCATATGTTCAAAGGCGAGATGAGGCAAATGCCCGCATCAAAAAAGAATCAGCCGAAAATCCAAATTCGGCGCTTGCTGGAAAAGCGGCTGGGTTCATTATCAGTGCAGGGGCCACTCCCGAGCTTCCATTTTTGAAAGGTGCTGGAATATTGAAAGGGGCTCAAAGGGGCGCAATTTATGGCGCTGGTTTTGGTGCCGCTTCAAATCCTGGCGATGTTGAGGGCACTGTTGACCCGGCTCAGCTTGGAAATCGAGCTGAAAATGCAATTCGCGGCGCTGGTTTTGGTGCTGCCCTTGGTGCAGGCTTTGGAATAATTGGCAGAAAAGCGGCTTTGGCAAAAGAAGCTGAGCTTGCGGACAAGCAATCTGTCGAAGCCAATCAATCTCAAAGCACAAATGCTTCAGCGTCTGGCGAAGCAAATGCCAAAGCCAACATCCAAGGCGGCGAACAATCTGTTGAAATGGGCGGAGCGCCTTTTGCTTATAGGGCGCCAAAAAATCTTGAGGAGCTCAACAATTGGAATCCGCCAGCGGGCACAGGAGAGCTCAGGGGAGCATCAAGACTTCGTGAAATTGAACAAATTTTGCCGGATTTAAAAACTCCGCCACTCAGTTATCATTACGACATGATGCAAAATCCAAAATCAATGAAAGAGCTCAAGTTACAATTTGAGAATCTTCCAACTGATTCGGCAAAAAAAATTGCACAGTACAATCAGGGAATTGTTGACGAATCCGCGGCAAAAACCCTGGAAACCGTTCACAACATGACTGGCAGCGTGCCAAAAACTGCAACCGAAGCCGGCCATGCAATCATCAATCACGCAAAAGAACTTTACACGACCGAACAGCAAGCTTTGAAACCTGTTTTTGAGAAATTTCAAGATTCGCCACCGCTGAGCCCGGCTGAAGGTCAAGATTTGATTCAAAACTTGGCTGAAAATTCAAAATTTGGAAAATTTCTCGCAAAAAATGAAAATGGCGAATTTTATTTGAAGCCAAATAAAACAACTTCTGGCCTCTCAAACGAAGAACACCAAGCTCTTGGCGAAGTGGTGCGCGATTTGAACAATGGCGCAACCTTTAAAGAAATTCAAAATGCGCGAGAATATTTGAGAAAAATGATGGACCCGGCCAATCCAAAAGCGACAGAGGAACTCGGAAAAGTTCGCTCCTTGATGCTTGGTCAGCTTGGCGAAATGGCAAAAAAACAAGGCGAAGATGTTGGATCAGCATTTCAAAAATATGCAATCAATGAAAAAAATCGCGAAGCATTTGAGGAAATAATCGGCGGAAGCATCAAAGACATGGGAAAAATGTTCAATGCAAATCCAAATGCCGTGGTCGGAAAAATCTTTGCCAATCCAAATCATACCGAAATTGTCCGCGATTATTTGGGCAAGGGCATTGTTGATGAAATGGCTCAATCTTATATTATGAGCGGAATTGAAAAGTCCTTTGATTCAGTCAAAGGCTTTCAGCCTCACGTCATGAGGTCATTTTTAAATTCAAAAGCAACAAAGCAAATTTTGGATGCAAATGTTGACCCGGCTGTCGTTGAAAGATTAAACGCATTGGCTGACTATGGGGCCTATGGGAAAAAATTCCTTGAGGACGTAAATCCATCGGGGACGGCCGCATCCCTTGTTTCGGCTCTTGAGCCAAAAAACTTTTTTGCAAAAGTGAAACAAAAAGGAATTGTTGGAGCTCTTGAGGCAACCGTGGGCGAAAAAGTTCAAGCTGTAACGCAACAAAAACAAGCGATAAAGGCTGTAAATGAAGCTCTTGGAACAAAAACGCCAGACTCTTTGATGAGTCAAGCTGGGAATGCAATCAATCAAAATATTCCAAGGAAAATGCTTGAGGCTGTGCCGGCCAGGGCCGCGGTCGGTGAGCCTGAAAATCAAACCTTGTATGGGCCAAAAAAATGGCAAAACGACGGGCTCAATAATTTGATGAATCATGCCGACAATGAAATGGATCAACAAATGCTGACTCAAATGAAAGACAAACTTCAATCGACCAAAAAAGGTCAGCAATTATTGATTGAGGCCTCAACCTTGAAGCCTGGATCAAAAAGACTGGACCGCGTTTTGTCGGATATTAAGGGGATGCAAAAATGAGCATTATCACTCAGCTTTCGCCAGACTTTGAGCAACAGTTTTGCGACAATAATGGCGTGCCTCTGGCTGGCGGTCTAATCTATACCTATGCGGCCGGGACCACAACTCCACTTGCGGCTTATACTGATTCGACTGGAAACACGGCTCAAACCAATCCAATCGTTCTTGATGCTTACGGCCGAGCTCCAATTTGGCTTGGTTCAGCTGCGTACAAATTTGTTTTGCAAAATTCAAGTGCGGTGACAATTAAGACTGTCGACAATGTTTCAATCATTGCGGCTGGATTTGTCACTGGCAGCATGATCGGTGCCGGGACAATCACTTCAAGCAATTTGGCAACAGGGGCGATTTCCGCTGCCAATATTGCGGATGGATCAATCACGACCGCAAAGCTTGCGGCAAATGCTGTCACAACAGCCAAGATTGCTGCAAATGCTGTTGGCGCTGCGCAAATTGCCACAGGTTCAATTACGACCACGCAAATCGCATCAAATGCAGGAATTCTCGCAAGCCAGCTTGCAATCCAGACTGGCTTTTCTCTTGGTGCAACAACTGTTACCTTTCAAACCTTCACAGTCGTTTCCGCAAATGCCACGATTGGCGCGACTTATTCGGCGTCAAATGGAGCAATTTTCACTGTTTTGACAACAATCCTTGCGGGCTCGACTTTGTCTTGCTCTGCGACCGGATATCCTCCAGCTGGCGCAATTACTTTGACTCTGGTTTCAGGCACGGGTGACGCCACAATTTCGGTCACGGCAAGCACCGCGGTCGGGTCATATACCTATATCGTTCCAAGCGGCATATATCGAATGCTTGTCACTGGAGTCGGAGGCGGTGGCGGCGGCGGCGGCGGCGGCCAATATGCAGCGGCCGGCACAGGCGGCAATGGCAACATTACAGTATTTAACGGCATTTATTTGGGACAAGGCGGATACGGCGCGGTTGCGGGAAGCCCCGGAACAGGTGGCCAAGGTCCAAATGCACAAGATTTTTATCTTGGCGGTAATGGCGGATTGGTTGCAAATGCTGGCACTCAAGGCGGATACAGCCAATTTTATGTTGGCGGCGTTGGTGGCCCAGCTCCAGGTTCAGGTCAAGGCGGGTCAGGTGGTGGCGGTGCCGCGTCTGGTTTTGCAATGGGCGGCGCTGGCGCGGGAAGCCAAGGCTCAAGCGGATCCGCTGGTTCGCTTGGATCGGGTGGCGGAGGCGCATCGGGCGGCCCTGGCGGGTCTGGATGTGGCGGCGGTGGCGGTGGCGCTGGTCGAATGGCTTTAATGGTTTTGCCGGTAACTCCTGGGCAAAGCATTTCATTGTCAATTGGTGCGGGCGGTGCGGGCGGTGGCCCGACTGGATCAGGGGCTGGCACTGGCGGAAAAGGTGGCGATGGCGCTGTCTTTCTTTACTATTGAGAAAAGGGAAATAAAATGAAGCAGTCTCCAGCAAATTATTGCAATTACTTGGTGAGTTCGCCGATCACGCTGAACACATCATTTTCGCTTGCCTGGGTCCCGATTTACTACAAGGGATATTATGTGCAAGCGGTTTGGACCGGCACGCCAACAGGGTATTTTGTTTTGAATGCTTCAGGTGACGCTTATCAAAACGGCGGAACAATAATTCCAGCACAAAATTTGCCTTTTTATGTTCCGCCAAGCATGATAACTCCTGTGAACTCAAGCATTATCACTGGGTCTCAATACAACATCACAGCGGCCGGCTCCAATGCCTGGAATGTCTACAATGCAGAATACAGCTGGGTTCAATTGGCATATGTGGATTCAAGCGGTGGCACAAGCACAGCGACTTTGAATTTCGCAAATATCACGCAGAAGGGCGGCTGAGATGGCAAATGGCTGGGAAGATCTTCCATCATCAGGCGGGGGCAGCAGCTCAAATGCATCGGTCGGGACAAATGGCTCGGCCGCGCCCTCATCTTCGACACAAATTGCATTTGTCAACGGCTCTGGAAATTTAACTCCAGTCAGCCCATCATTTCCGCTGCCAATTGATGTTCACATCGACACTGTAACGGTCAGCGAGAACATTGCCCAAATCAATGGTGCGACGGTAAATGTCGGAACAGGCGCAAGCGGCACTGGCACAATGCGAGTCGCGGTTTCGACTGATTCGAGCATGCTTGCAAATCTTCAGGTGGCCGGCGCTGCTGTCACGTCATCAAATGCCGTGCCGATGTACGATGGATTCCAAGCTCCAGTTACCACAACATGGAATTCCTCAACTTCAGTCAACACGGCCCTTTCGGTGACAACCGCGGGCTTTGACACTTGCATGGTCACATTGGTCCCAAGCGGGACCCTGACCGGCGGAACAATTGTCTGGGAAGGATACGACGGGGCGACTTGGATTGGAATCAAGGCTCCGCGGTCTGACAGTTATTCAACAGACAACACTTATTCTTTGAGTGGCGGATCGACTCACGCTTGGCAAGTGCCGGTTGCTGGATTCCCGCAATTTCGCGTGAGACTTGCATCTTCAATCACTGGCTCAAGCCCCTCATTGCTTGTGACAATTGTCACTTCAAGCGCGCCCGATGTTTCAATTGTCACTGTTGGACTAGACCCAGCTCAACCATTGCCAGCCGGTTCAAATGCACTGGGGTCTGTGAGTGTCACTGGCACGGTTTCCGACAACTTGGCTCAAGTCGGTGGCGTTTCATTTTCTCTTGGCCAACAATTAGCCGCGGCTTCCCTTCCTGTGGTTTTGACAGCGGCACAGCTTGCGACTTTGACTCCGCTAAGCACTGTTGCGATTAGCAATACAAGTTTTGCGGCTACGCAAAGTACGGCGAGCGCCCTGAATGCCACAGTTGTTGGAACTGGCACTTTTGCGACGCAAGTCACAAGCCTCCCGGCTTTGCCAACAGGTTCAAACACGATTGGCGCTATTTCGAACACTTCATTTGCTGCCACACAGGCCACAGCCTCAGCTCTGAACGCGACAGTTGTTCAGCCAACAGCTGCTAACTTAAATGCAACCGTGGTGGGCTCTGGTAACTTTACAGTGGTCCAGCCAACCGCTGCTAACC